ATTTTATTCAATTAAGAATATTTCGGCTGCCATTAGAAACAGAAAGGGGGTTACGATAGGAGAGATCCTGTCGATGACCCTCTTGACTGTGCTGTCGCTAGGGCTGAAGGACACAAGTGCTTTCAGATTACTAGCAACTCGGATGCAATTCTTGTGGTGGAGATCGGGGAAGAAATTCCTCGTTATCTACCTTAAGGAGTGCGTCCGAATTGTGCTTGGCTTTATTAACTCGAGTCCCGTGTCGGCCCAAAAGGCCGGCGTGGAGGTTCGGGTTAGTAGAGCAGGTCTTCCAACGATCATCCCAGGTGCACTCCGGAAGTCCATCCTCGCGTTTAAATTCGAGGGTGGTTACCAGAATACACTTGTGCTGCGCGCTGTCCTGACCATCCTTTCCTTCTACAGGGTTATTAACTTTACAGCGAGACCCGATTTGGGGACCATTACTGGCCCCTTTACTGGTGTCTCTCCAGTCCTCGACGTTGTCGAGCTGGGTAAGGTTGTTGCCTGGTTGAGGGTGGGACGATTAGGGTCGTTACATTGGGGTATTTCCGAATCAGCTGGCCCAAATGGGCCTAAGGCGACTTGGTTTGCCGGTGCTGATTGTGTGGCCTTCCTTTTCAATCCACGAAAGTGGTTTGAGATGGTTGTCTACATGATCATCACTGGTAACCTCTTCGCCCTATGCTGGTTCTTGTTTATCCAACTAGCCACGATTCCTATGCTTCCGATTATGCTCGCATTGAGGGTCAAAGTGCCCACTCTTCTAGGACGACTTGTCGCCCTTAAAGAGGGGGCAGGGAAGGTACGAATTATTGCTATTACCGACTGGTGGACTCAACTATTGTTTAGGCCAATCCATGATAGTCTGTTCAAAACTTTGGGAGAAATCCCTCAGGATGGAACTTTCGATCAATGGCGACCTATTCAGAATTGGGTCCTCCCTAGGTTACAGCTTGGTTCGCCTTCCTTTTCCTTCGATCTCTCAGCTGCTACAGACCGGTTACCTAAGGCATTCCAGACTCAAGTTCTCACTATCCTTTTTGGACCTGTGATTGCTTATTTCTGGTCTGCTTTACTTGATCGGGACTGGTTGTTCCAAGGTACGAATGTTCGCTACGCAGTAGGACAGCCGATGGGTGCCTACTCTTCTTGGGCCATGCTTGCTATCTGTCACCACATTGTGGTCCAGTTGGCGGC